AGCTCAGTAAGGAGTGGAGGCCATGAACCCGGCACTGGCGAGATGCCTCACGGAGCGGAGCATCGAGAGAAACGCTGCGGCTATCGTGATACAGCGTATCGCGGAGATCAGTGACGGCGCTGGCGGCACCATGCGCGTCCCGCAGGACGTGCCGGAGCAGACGGTGCGGATCTTTGTGGGTGCGCTGGCATCGGCCAAGGATTCCACAGGCACCGGGGGGCATGTGCAAGTCCAGCGTTATGGACTCCTCGCAAAGTGGGACGCCGACATCCAGGAAGGCGACGTTTTCACCTACGACGGCCGGCAGTTCCGCGTCCACTCGATCACGCCAGTCAGCACTGGCGGGGTCAGGACGGCCCTGCAGGCTGAACTCGAGGAGGTGAGCTGATGCCGGGGCTGGAGCAAGTCATCGGGAACATCAAGGAGTGGGAGAACCGTGTCAAGGCGGGCCTGTATGCCCTGGCGCAGCAGACCGCAGCCGAGATGGAGGCCTACGCCAAGGCGAACGCATCTTGGCAAGACCAGACGGGCCATGCTCGGCAGGGCCTCTTCGGAGAGGCCATGGAAGAGCCCAATGCGCTGAAGGTCAGGATCGCCCACACTGTTGACTACGGCGTATACCTCGAGCTCAGCCGGAAAGGACGGAGGCCTATCCTCGAGCCAACGGCACAGAAGTTCGCGCCGCAGTTCTTCAAGGCTGCGCAGGAGCTGTTGAACCAATGAGGGCTACACTCTACAAGCATCTCACTGAGAACTGCAAGAGCGTGCGCAACTGGCTGCAGCCACACAGGCCGGTTGCTGACACACCCAAGCCTTACGGTGTGCTCGAGATGGGCGAGGAGACGCCGGCGTTGAGCAACAGGAAAGGGTTGTTCCAGAACGTCTCGGTGTGGCTCTACTTCGAGCCAGCAAGCTATGTGCCTGTGGACGAAGCCGTGGCCGAAGTGAAGAGGATGCTGCACAACGTCGTGCTCACCACGGCGGACGGGCGCAGGTTCATGTTGGAGTGGGTACAGACTCTGAGAGACTACTACGATCCGGATCTTCAGGCGATCGGGAAACGGATCGACTTCAGAATTCCACGTGGAGGGTGATAAAGAATGGCTGAAAACGTCTACGGTGTGGCACTAATGGTGCTCACCGAACTCGACACCGACGGCATGGTAAAGGCTAACGGCCAGGTCATCTACATCGACTCGCCGCAGCAGGTTTCCTACGCTCCCAACGTCACTGAGGGCCAGCGGACTGAGCTGCGCGGCGGCGACAGGCTCCTAGCGGTGGTCAAGGAAGACGATGTGCTTGAGTCCATCACCGCTACCTTCCAGGACGCCAAGCTCAACGGAGAGGCCATGGCTATGATCGGCGGGGGCACGTGGACGCCGGGAGGCGAGTATGAGGCCCCCAAGCTGAGCGACACCTCGCGGACGCCGTTCATGGCGGAGATTTACTCCGCCACCTACGGTGACGGTTCCAAGGCCGCTGGTGACATCGAGGGCTACGTCAAAGTGACGCTTTGGTACTGCAAGGGCAGGATCCCGTCCTTCGCACAGCAGGATCGCGCCTTCCTGGTACCGAGCTACACCATCACCAGCACGGAGAACGCCGGACAGAGCAAGGGCCCCTTCTCCATCACCACAATAGATGTGGGCGAGCTGCCGACGGTACCGTAGGCGGGACCAAGAGAAGGAGGATAAGACATGGAGCAGCGTAAGCCCATTTCTGCTGAGGAATTCCTCAGCAGGGCAACGCAGATCATCGACATCAGCGGTTGGGAGCCTGGCGAGACGATCCCCGTGAAGGTCCGCCGGGCTTCCCTCACTTCGCTCATCACCAGCGGACAGGTGCCCAATAGCCTGCTTAAGTTTGCCTATCGCGAAGAGGCGAGTGCGCCTGTCCTGTCTAAGGAAAACCCCACAGCCGTGGCCGAAGCAATGGCATTGATAGATGCCGTCGCCAAGGCCGTGCTCCTGGAACCGTCGTGGGAAGAGGTCGGCGAGTTCTTGACTGACAACCAGAAGATGGACCTCTTCAACTACGCCCAGGGAGGGCTGAAGGCTCTGGAGTCCTTTCGCGAGCGACCAGGGGCTGGTCCTGCGGCTAGCGGTGGTGGCGAAGGAGTTTGGCAGGAGGCCTAGCGACTACCTGAGGGGACTGGGCGCGTACGAGGCGTTCTGCGTCGATGAACTATGTGCCCACGTCCTCATGCAGTTGCGTGAGAAGGCGATGAAAGACGCCGAAGCCCGAAGCAAAGGGCAGGTGCGGGAAGCTCCAGTCAGCAACAAGAGCGTCCCGCTGGAGTGGCTGGAAGAGTGGCAGAACAAGCACGAGAGAGCCAGGGGCAAGTAACAAGCTCCTGGCTCCTTTTGGGGCCGAGGTGGTGGGACGATGTCTTGGGGCAGCACGGGATCCATATGGGCGGACTTCGGGCTCAACTACGAGAAGTTCCAGCAGGGTGTGCAGCAGGTCACTAAGGAACTGACGCAGCTCCATACGCGGACCAACGAGGCCACCCAGCGCATGGAGCAGACGGTTAGCGCAACCCTGGAACGACTCGGGACAACCCTCTCCGCAGCGGCGGCCAAACAGACACTGTTGGGCGATTCGTTTGACGCCAACGCTGTCCGTGCCCGGGCATTGGAGCAGGCGCTTGACGAGCTTCTGATGGCTGGCGTCTCCCCGACAAATCAGAGGGTTCAGGAGCTTGCGCAGGAGCTGCAGAATGTCCGGAGCCGCATGGAGCAGGCTTCCGAAGCTGCCCAGCAGATGGCGCGAGAGACCCAGTCGGTGGCCGACAGGGTGCGCAATCTCGCCCAAGAGATGTCGCAGCTTGGCAGTCAGATGAGCATTGGGCTCACCCTGCCGCTGACTGCACTCACTGGCTTTGCCACTAAGGCCGCCGTGGATTTCGAAAGCGCCATGGCGAAGGTCTGGACCATCGCCGACATGACCAGGGGCGAACTGGGTGCAGTGGCCTCGCAGATCGAGGACATGTCCACCACCATCCCGCAGAGCGCGAAGCAGCTTGCCGAAGGTCTGTATGACGCCATCGGTTCAGGCATCACGGACGTTGCCGAGGCCATGCAGGTGCTTGAGGTGGCCGCCAAAGCCGGCCAGGCGGGCGTCACGTCCACCGCAGTGGCCATGGACGCCCTGACTTCAACCATCAACGCCTACGGAATGGCTGCGTCCGATGCGTCGCAGCTTGCCGATGTGATGTTCCGGGCGATGGATAGAGGTAAGCTCACGTTCGAGGAGATTGCCGGCAACCTCGGCCAGGTCATCTCCACCGCGGCAGTGGCAGGCGTGCAGTTTGAGGAAGTCGCCGCTGCATTCGCCACGCTTACCAAGGGCGGCGTTGGAGCTGCCGAAGCTGCCACGGCCATCAACCAGACAATCCTCTCGATCATCCAGCCTAGCCAGCAAGCGGCTCAGTATGCAGAACAGCTGGGGATCGAGTTCAATGCGGCTGCACTTGAGGCCAAGGGGCTCTCTGGTGTCTTGGAGGACGTGTATCGGGCTACCGGTGGAAACATCGAAGCCATGACCACGCTATTCAGCAACGTCCGAGCCCTCAAGGGCGCCCTTGGACTGACCCGCAACGACATGCAGGACTACACGGAAGACTTGGAGGCCATGGCCACCGCCAGTGGGGCTGCTGAGCGTGCGTTCGAGAAGCAGATGCAGACCACTGCCGCACAGATGCAGCTGTTGCGGAACGAGGTTGCGAACCTCGGTAGATCGCTCGGCTCAGAACTCCTGCCCATGCTCAACAGCGCTGTGGAGCGTATCAAGCCTTTGGTGCAGGCGTTCACTGACTTGCCGGATGGTGTCCAGCGGGCAATAGTGGTATTCGCAACAGTCACAGCCACCATAGGGCCGCTTATGGCTGCTGTCGGTGGACTTGTGTCCCTCCTGTCAGGACCGGCGGGTATCATCGTGGCCGTCACTGCCGTTGGGTCGGCGCTTTACGGCCTGATCAGTACTCTCCGCGATACCGAAGGCCAGATGACCAGGGTGCTCGACTCCGCGCGGGATACCATCCATGAGCTGAGGAACCAGGCGCAGGAGTACGGGAACACCGCATGGGCGCTCAACGAGCTGCTTGACAAGTACGAGGAACTGGCAGCACAGTCCGCATACTCCGAAGAGGCCCAGAGAGAGCTACAGGATGTCGTGAGGCGCATCGGAGAGATCGCGCCTGAGGTAGTCGACCAGTGGGATGACGTTGGGAATGCCATCTCCATCAATGCTGAACGGGCGCGGGGCGCTGTGAAGGATCTCCTCGAGGCACGCAAAGCCCTTCTCGAGGCTGCGGCGTTCCGTGCAGAGGTTGAAGAGCCTTACCTGCAGCAAGTCATAGCTGAGCAGGAAGCACGGGTTGAGGCAGCAATCAGGGCGGAGAAAGAAGCCCATGCTCGGCTGCTCGACGCCCAGAAGAAGGCCGCTGAGGCGGAGCTTCTCTACAGCAGGTCCAGGGCCCCTGGTGCGGACCAGGCGGCCTTGCGCCGTGAAGCCTACCAGTTGGGTCTCATCTCCGAGATGGATGCCGACAGCATGATGCCGGTCTGGCAGATCGCCGAGCATTGGAAGTACGAGCTGGCACAGGCCCAGAGGGCATTCAAGAGGGCGGCTACGAGCGCACAGCAGGCCAGCGAGGCCTACTTCAACGCCAAGGAACGCCTTGCGGAGATAGCAGCTGATAGAGCAGAGTTGAAGGTCATCCTTGAGCAGCTCGAGGAAGGCGACCTGTGGGCCGGTCTTAGGGCGAAGAGGACGACTGCTGCCGCCGCTACTGGAACCGCCGCCAGCGAGGGAGCCAAAGCGGTTGCCCAGGCGATATCCGATTGGGAGGCGTTCGGGCAGAAAGTCCGAGAGCTCGACGCGACAGCCTACGGCGTCCTTCGACGCACGTGGGAGGAAATCAGCAAGGAGTTGACTGTCGGCGATCCGGCCATCAGGACTTGGGCGGAGGCCCGGTCAAGGGCGCTGCTCAAGGTGATCACTGATGCGCTCATCCAGTTCGAGGGTGACTGGTCGCAAGCTGCGGATGCTGCGTCCCTCGAAGTGAAATCGGGCTTTGCGAGCATCCGAAAGCAGTTCGAGGAGGGCGCGGACGAGAGCCAGTTCGAGCAGTGGGGGGCCAAGATCCGAGAACTGAGCCGCGAAGAATACGGCGGCCTCATCGCGGAATGGGAGCAGATCGCTGCGGACCTGGCATCCGATGACCTGGTGGTGAAGACTTGGGCTAGCACACGTGCCAGCGCCCTGGTGAAGGCGATCAACGATGCGATCACCCAGGCCGCCGGCACCGCAGAAGACCGATGGGCGGCTGCCGCCGCTGCGGCGGCGCGGGAAATCGAATCCGGATATGAAAGCGTCCGGCGCAAGGTGCGCGAGGGTGTTGCAGACGACGAGCATGTCCGTGGTCTCATGCTGGCGATGGAGCGCATCGCCACGCTTGAGGACTGGGGCGATGAGGAACGCGCTGATGCCATCCAGAGGATCCTGGACACAGAGACGATGAGCGCTGCCCTACGCGAAGAGCTTGAGTGGAAGGTCGCCCTGGCCAAGAAGAATGCGGCGGAAGCGGCTGCCAAGGCGGCTGAGGAAGCTGCCAAGAAAGCTCAGCAAGAGGCCGAGAGACTGGCGAGAGAGGAAGAGTCTGCTCAAGAGCAACATGTAAGGGATCGCGTCGAGCAGGTTCGGCGCGAAGCCCAGCTCAATGATTGGTCGGCATCGAAACTGGCCGATGCCCTCCAGGAGATCCTCGATACCGAGGAGATGGCGGCTAGAACTCGATCCAACCTGGCATTCGATGTGGCCATGGCACGCAAACAGGCGGCTGAACAGGCCGAGGCGGCCGAGAAGAAGGCCGCTGAGGAGGCAGCAAAGGCCGCCCAGAAACAGGCGGAGGAAGCCGAGCGGGCAGCGCGCGAAGCGGCCCGGGCACAGGACGAAGCCGTCAGGAAGCGCATCGTGGACATCGACAGGCAGGCACAGCTTGAGGACTGGTCGTTGGCTCGGATCGCCGACGCGATTCAGGCTGTCCTGGATGCTGAAGTCATGAGCGCCGACCTGC